CCCCAAGAGGGGGGTGGGTGTTACCTATATACCCCCTCCCCGTCCCACACCAAATTTTATGCCCGTCAAGCAAATTAAGCGCAAGAAATCCCCTTCACTTGGAATGGGTTCTCACATCCCTGCGTGGAAGCAGCGCAAGCTCCTGGAGGAGGCTCAGCAGCTGAAGAACTTCCCCAAGATGATGCTTGGCCTACGTGAAACCTACGCGTGGCAGGAGGCGGTGTTGGGGGCGTTGAACGAGAAGCACTCGAAGGTGGCTCTGAAAGCTGCGAACGGCTCTGGCAAGACGAGCATGGTGGCGGCGAGCGCGGTGGTCTGGCACATGCTCCGCTGGCCGGGGAGCTTGGTGGTGTGTACTGCTGGTGTGTACCGACAAGTGGCCGACGCGTTGTGGCCTCATCTGCGGAAGATGATCAATGGGTTGGGAGGGGAGGAGAATGGATTCTCGATCAAGGATGGCGAGATTCGATACCTCTATCCCAAGAAGGTGGATGGCCAGGAGCTGATCAGCCGGTGTATTGGGTTCTCAGCCAGCAACCCGGAGAAGGCGGAGGGCTGGCATGTGCAGGGTCCGAGCAATGACTTGATGTACATTGTGGACGAGGCGAAGGCGGTTCCGGACGGGATATTCCAGTCGATGGAGCGGTGCCAGCCGACCAGAACCCTGCTGATGAGCAGCCCTGGTGGCAGCTCCGGGTACTTCTACGATGTATTCCGGAGGAATGATGGCAAGTGGCAGACCTTTACCGTTACCGCTTACGATTGTCCGCATATCCGGAAGGAGTGGATTGATGAGCAGATGGCCCGCTGGGGAGAGGGTCATCCGTTGGTGCGCTCGATGATCTACGCGGAGTTCATGGAGGATGACGGGAGCCTGACCGCGGTGAAGACGGCTGACTGGCAGAAGGTGGTGAGTGGCCCACCCAAGGAGGATACGGAGGGTCATCGGTTGACCGCTGGCTGCGACTTCAGCGCCGGCGGGGATGAGAGCGTGATGGTGGTGCGGCATGGGAACATGGTGAAGGGGCTGATCCGCTGGCGGGACAAGGACACGATGGCCAGTGTTGGTCGGTTCATCAGTGAGTTTCGCAAATGGAAGCTGAAGGCCGAGGACATCTACGCGGATGTGGGTGGGATGGGGGTTGTCATGTGCGACGCCCTGAGGGCTGAGGGTTGGGATGTGAGGCGGGTGAATTTCGGGGAGCGGGCCATCCGGGATGATCAGTTTGTGAACCGTGCGGCTGAGATGTGGATTGAGTTCGGTCGGATGGTGGAGGAGGGGAAGGTGAATCTGGGACCGGTCGGGACGGACGAGGTGCTGTTGCAGCAGTTCGTGAGCAGGAAGGTGCGGACGAACGGGAAGGGGAAGTTGACGCTGGAGGGGAAGGATGAGCTACGCGCCAGAGGGGTGAACAGCCCGGATCGAGCGGATGCGATGGTATTGGCCTTCTGTGGTGGTGGCGGGAAGCGGATGGACGAGTACATGAAGGCGCTGGGCGAGGATGGGCGGAGCCTGTTGGAGCGGATGGAGGATGAGCTTGGCCCACTTGAACCGGAGGGGGTTGCGCTTGCTGGTTGCGAGGTAGGGGGATAAAGGAGGGGAGGACATTTATGATGAGCGATAAACAGCGGAATGCGTTGCAGGGGCAGATTGTTGAGGCCGTGGGCCAGCGGAGCCCGTGGGAGCTGCGGCAGACGAGGTGGTATGAGTTGCGCCATCATGGTCTTCGCCGGACGAACAAGCCCTGGCCCAAGGCCGCGGATCTGCATTGGCCGCTGATCGATACCGCGATCGAGAAGCTCAAGCCGCTATTCCTCCAGCAGGCGCTGGGGATGGATGTGGTGGCCAGCTTTGTGCCGATGCGCCAGCAGTTGAACGCGTACACGAAGGTGGCGGAGGACTGGTTCAATTATAAGATCCGGGAGAAGACCAACTTTACTGACGAGGTCCTCTCCTGGGTGGATTACACGCTGATGAGCGGGCGCGGGGTGATGAAGTGCTTCTGGAATCCGGGTGATAAGCGGGTGGGGTTTGAGGCGGTGGACCCGATGTATTTTGTGGTGCCGGCGTATACCACGGATTTGCAGGATGCGGACTGGGCGGTGCATGTGATGCCGATGAGTGTCCCGGCGTACAAGCGGATGGCTGGCCAGTTCGGATGGAAGTCGGACTCCAAAACGATTGAGAAGATCCGGGGTAACCCGCAGCAGGATGACAATATCCCGGGGGCTGCGACCGAGGACGATGCGAAGCAATTGCGCGAGGGTATCACGTACACCAACAACACCGATGGCGTGATTGTCTGGGAGGTGTACCGAAAGCGGGATGACGGGGTGTGGGAGGTTTACCTGTATAGCCCCGCGGCGGTGGATCTGGATCTGCGGGATCCCATGGAGCTCCCCTATGACCATGGCCAACTGCCATTCATCGATTTCCCCTACGAGATCAAGGACAAGGGTTGGTTCAGCCCGCGGGGCGTGTGCGAGATCCTGGCTCCGTTCGAGTTGTCCATGACCTCGATGTGGAACCACAAGCATGATGCGATGACGCTGTACAATCGCCCGCTCTTCCGGGCGGAGCGGGAGTTGCCCAATAGCATCAACCTACGGTTCCAGCCGGGGCAGATTCTCCCCTATGGCGTGGCTCCGGTGCAGATGCCGCAGCCGCCGGTGAGCTTTGATCAGGAGCTGAACCAGACACGGGCCGTGGCGGAGAACCGGATCGGTAGCCCGGATTACGCGATGGGCAGTGTGATGAGCGGTGGAAGTGATCGGAGGACCGCGACCGAGATCCAGAGCATCAACGCTCAGGCCATGCAGAGCGGGGATCTCCGGGCGCGGCTGTTCCGCATGGCACTGGGCAAATTGTACCGGCAGGCGTGGGGCTTGTATGTGCAGTATGATTCCAAGAGCCTGCGGTACCGGTTTGCGGAGGACTCGCTGGAGGCAGACCCGATTGCGTTGCACGATCAGTATGAGCTGGAGCCGAAGGGTGGCATGGACATGGTGAGCCGGCAGATGATGGTTCAGCAGGCCATCAACCGGAAGCAGTTGTTTATGAACAGCCCGTGGGTGGATCAGGTGGAGCTGGACAAGAGCATCATGGAATTGGACGACCCGAGCCTTGTGAAGCGGCTGCTCCGGGATCCGGGCCAGAAGGCCCAGGATGAGCTGGAGGACGAGACGAAAACGATCCCCACCCTACTCGTGGGTATTCCGGTGCCGGCCAAGCCGGGTCAGAATTATGCGGGTCGGATCGGGGTGCTGATGCAGTACCTGAATGGTGCGATTCAGCAGGGGCAGCAACTGAGTCCGGTGAGCCAGAACGCGTTCATGATGCGGATCGATAGCCTGCTCCAGGGCTACGAGCAGGTGGCTACGAACGAGGCGCGGAAGCTGCGGAAGGAGATCCAGAAGTTCTTCGAGAGCACGGGATTGCTCGCTTCCTCGCAACCCCCCGCTCCGGTTCCCGCGGAGGTAGCGGCTCCCGCTGAACAAGCCCAGATGATGTGATGATCACCGTGACATGTAAGGATTGCCGGTTCTATTGTGTGGACGGGACCTGCCGCAGGTTCCCGCCCGCGGGGAGACCCAGTTGTTGGCCAACTCTCAATGCCAATGACTGGTGCGGAGAGTTCGAGAATAAGAAGATTATGATACCGCTCACCGAGGGAACCGTCGTCCAATGCAGCGTCGCACCGGCCACACCGCGGGAGATAGAGCCGGGAGGATTGCAGGCGCTCGAGGAGGGTGTTCCGCCGAAGGTGCGATTCCAGCGGAAGAAGCCGGTGTCCGATCTTAAGGAGATTCAGGAATCACCAATCTTTGGAGAGGGCTGATATGGCTGAATACCAAGGCAAGAAGGTTACGCTCAACAAGCCCTTCTACACATCTGGTGAACGGAAAAAGAGTGCGGTGTACGTTCGCAATCCCAAGGGTACCGTGATCAAGGTCCGCTTCGGCGATCCAAAAATGGAGATCAAGCGGGACAACCCAAAGAACCTAAAGAACTTCCGAGAACGCATGAACTGCGATACGGCCACGGACAAGACCACGCCGCGGCATTGGTCGTGCAAAGCCTGGTGACCCATTTCCAATATGAAGAAGAAATCCAAGTTTAGTAAGCTCGCCACCGAACTCAAGAAAGAGGGTGCCGATGATCCCCGCGCACTCGCCGCCTACATCGGTCGCAAGAAGCTCGGTGCCGCGGAGTTCATGCGCCGTCAGGCCGCAGGTCGGAAGAAGGCCGCAAAGTAACCATGATATCCATCATCGCACGAGTCCGCGCTGCTTGGACCTTTGGCCGACATCAGTGCTGGGTAAACCCGCTACCATGGCGCAAGGAAGACGCCAATGCACTAAGCAACTTCTTCAAGAGCGATAGCGGGAAACGCTTCAAGGACGCTTTGCTGAATACCGTTCTCATGCAGAACGCTTCAGCCATAACTGACCGAAACCATTTGCAATACTCATCAGGTTTTGCAATGG